ACATTTGTGTTTTGAATGATACGGCGAGCAACGAGATCTACAATCTACCCCTACACGACGCTCTGCAGATCTAACATAAAATGGCAGAAACATTAATTTCCCCAGGAGTATTAGCAAGAGAAAATGATCAATCTCAAATAACTTCGCAACCAGTACAAGCCGGTGCGGCTATAGTTGGTCCTACAGTATTAGGTAAAGTAGGTATTCCAAAACTAGTTACTAGTTATTCAGAATACTTAGCAAATTATGGAAGTACATTCCAAAGTGGTTCAGACGAATACACATTCTTTACTTCTATATCAGCATACAATTACTTCAACAATGGTGGTACATCATTAATAGTAAATAGAGTAGCTTCAGGATCATGGGCTCCAGCAGTATCTACAACAGTATTTAGTGAGGTAGAAACAGGTATTCCAGAAGCAGGAGGTGATTTAACTGGTGCTTATACATCTGGTGGTACAGGTGGATCAGTAGGTGGTCCTACTAGTTTTACATCAACTGCAACAAGTGGAACAGGAACTGGTTTATCATGTTTCTTTACAACTTCTCAAACTAATGGAAAATTATTAACTACAGCAGATGCTTTATTAGCTTCAATTACTACAAATCCAACAGATTGTGATGATACTACATATACAAATGTATCATTAACAGGTGGTACAGGAACAGGAGCAGTAGCAACAGTTGTTGTATCAGGAAATACAATTTCAAGCATAACAGTAACAACAGTAGGATCAGGATATATAGCAACTGATGTATTAGCTATAGCAGCATTAGCATTAGGTGCTGCATCATCAGCAGCTGCAATTACATTAGTAGCAGGTGATATATTAATTGAACCAACAACTATTACAGTAAATAATCAAGGATCAGGATATGCAGTAGGTGATACAGTAACATTTACAGCAGCTACTATTTTAGGAACTGATGCTATTATAACATTAAGAGAACAAGATATAGTTGACGCAAATGCCTTTACATTAGAAACACTAACAGATGGTGCTATAATGAATAGTGTAGGTCCAACAGGTTCAAATGGAACATTAGATAGTGGATCTCAAAACAATATAAGATGGGAAATTCAAGCACCTAACACAGGATCAGGTGTATTTAGTTTAATAATTAGACAAGGTAATGATACAGCAAAAGCTAAATCAATATTAGAAATATTCCCTAACGTATCATTAGATCCAAAACAATCTAACTACATAGCTAGAATTGTTGGTGATCAAACAAAAACATTAAGAGATGCTACATCAAACGATCCTTATTGTCAACCATCTGGATCTTATAGAAATGCTTCAAGATATGTAAGAGTAAAATCAGTAGATTTAAAAACTCCAGATTATTTTGATAATAATGGGGTTGCAAAATCAGAATTCACATCTTCAATTCCACGTGCACAAAGTGGATCAATGCAAAGTGCAACTGGTGAATTAGTAGGTGGTAGAGCAGGAATCAATTATTATGAAGCAATTAATGACACAGATTCTCAAGGTCTGGGATCTACAGAAATGGGATCAGGAGCTGGTTTATATACAACAGCTTTCAACTTATTAGCTAATAGAGATGATTATAGATACAACATCATAACAGCTCCAGGATTAGTTTATTCAAATGCTAGTCATGCTACTCCATTAAATGCTTTAATCTCAAATACTCAAAATAGAGGAGATGCAATAGTAATAATGGATTTAGAAAATTATGGCTCATCAATTACAGCAACTACAGGAACTGCAGCGTCAGTTGACAATTCATATGTTGCAAGTTATTGGCCATGGTTACAATTAGCAGACCCAGATTCAAGACAGTTAGTATGGTCGGTACCATCAGCGTTGTTACCTGGTGTATACGCGTATAATGACAAGTCAGCTGAAGCTTGGTTCGCACCCGCTGGAATTAACAGAGGTGGTTTAGGTACGGTAGTACAAGCAGAAAGAAAATTAACTCAAACTAATAGAGATGATTTATATACTGGAAAAGTAAATCCAATAGCTACATTCCCAGGAAGAGGAGTTGTAGTATTTGGACAAAAAACATTACAGTCACAAGCATCAGCTCTAGATAGAGTAAATGTTAGAAGATTGTTAATTGAACTTAAATCTTTTATTTCACAAATTGCTGATAATTTAGTATTTGAACAAAATACAGCAGCAACAAGAAATAATTTCTTAGGACAAGTAAATCCATATTTAGAATCAGTACAACAAAGACAAGGATTATATGCCTTTAAAGTACAAATGGATGCTGCGAACAATGGACCAGATGTAGTTGATAGAAACCAAATGGTAGGTGCAATTTATTTACAGCCAACTAAAACAGCTGAATTTATTTACTTAGATTTCAACATTTTACCAACAGGAGCTCAATTCCCGTCATAAAGAATAAAAAATATAATATTTATAATAAAATAAAAATAAAACAATAATAAAATGGCAGTATTAAACCCAAACGAAATATTTTTCACAGCCTTTGAACCAAAAGTTGCTAACAGATTTATTATGTACGTAGATGGAATCCCAGCTTACATCATTAAGGGTGTTAGTGGAATGGGTTTTGCACAAGACGAAATCGTATTAAATCACATTAATACTTATAGAAAAGTAAAAGGAAAATTAAGATGGAATGATTTAACGATGCAATTATTTGATCCAATAACTCCTTCAGGAGCGCAAGCTGTAATGGAGTGGACAAGATTACATCATGAATCAGTAACTGGTAGAGATGGATATAGTGATTTCTATAAAAAAGATCTAACTATTAATGTATTAGGACCAGTAGGTGATGTAGTATCTGAATGGATCATAAAAGGTGCGTTTATTAAAGATGCTTCATTTAGTGATATGAATTGGGATGATGATGGAACAGCAAATATGATCGACATGACAATTGGAATGGATTACTGCGTATTAAATTTCTAATAAAGAAAATTATTTTTAAGGAGAGCTTGGCTTGAATGGTCGAGCTCTCTTTGTCCTCATATATGTATAACCATGAGAACAAAAGAAGAAATAAGGATAAAACAATTAGAATATTACCACAAAAACAAAGAAAAGGCAAAAAAATATAAGGAATTAAACAAGGAAAAAAATAAACAATACCAAAAAGAATACTTTCAAAAAAATAAAGAAAAGATAAGGGAGTATAAAAAGGGATATTGGGAAAACAACCCCGAGGCTAAATTAACAAATTCTATAAGGAATAAAGTAGCTAATGAAATTGTAAAAGGAATTAGGTTTATGACTTCTACAATGAAATATCTGGGATGTAACTTTAATGAATATTCAGAATATTTAGAAAATCAGTTTGATAAAAATATGAGTTGGGGGAACTACGGGGAATATTGGGAAATTGACCATATTATTCCTTTAAGTAAAGGTGGAAGCTTTCATTACACTAATACCCAACCCTTAACTGTAGAAGAAAATAGAAAAAAGAAAGATAGCTTGGATGTTGTATAGTTCTTTCTTATATTTAATATGTATACATGATAACAAAGTTATAACAAAATAAAAGATATGAAAGAAAATTTTAAATTTCCTACAGAAACTGTAGAATTACCCTCATTAGGATTAATTTATCCTAAAGATAATCCACTTAGTAGTGGAAAAATCGAAATGAAATATATGACCGCTAAGGAAGAAGATATTTTAACTAACCAAAATTACATAAAAGATGGATCAGTATTAGATAAACTAATAAAATCACTAATTGTTAGTAAAGATATTAATTATGATGATTTAATTGTTGGTGATAAAAATGCTGTGTTAGTAGCAGCTAGAATTTTAGGTTATGGTGCTGATTATACTTTTAAGTATGATGGTAAAGAAGAAACTGTTGATTTATCTACATTAGAAACAACATATTTAAATGAAGATCATTTAGATGAGAAAGGTGTTAATAAATTTAAATTTACATGCCCAGCTAGTAAAACTGTTATTGAATTTAAATTACTTTGTGGTAAAGATGATAAGAAAATCAAATCTGAAATTAAAGGATTACAAAAAATAAATAAAAATTCTAACCCAGAAATGTCTACACGTTTAAAATACATGATATTATCAGTAGATGGAAAAACTGATAGTAAAGACATTAGGAATTTTGTTGATAATTATTTTTTAGCAAGAGATTCTAGAGCATTGAGAGAATATATTAAGTCATTTCAACCTGATATTGATATGACGTTTAACTTAGAGAGTAGCGACGGCATAGTAGAGAGTGTAACTCTACCTATGACCGTCACGTTTTTTTGGCCTGACTCTAACCTATAGACAATCATTATTTAAACATATTCATGAAATAGTATATCATGGAAATGGTGGATATGATTGGCATACAGTATTTAATATGCCGATTTGGTTAAGAAAATTTACTTACCAACAAATAGCAGAGTATAAACAAGAGGAAAGTGATGCAATAAAAAAAGCATCTAGTGGTGGGAAAACTGGGAAAAGTTTTGATTTAAATAACCCTACTAAACCCGTTCCAAGAAAACCAATAACCCCTAATAGTTATATGAAGAGAGCATCTAAAAAATGATGCTCTCCGATATTTATAACAAAATTACATCTAGCTAAAAATGGCTTTAAATAAAAAAGATCTTCAAGAAGCAGAAAAAATTGTTAAAAGGATAAATGACCTTTATAAACAAATGGGAGAGGACGTAAAATTTCCTATGCCTGATGCTAGTTCTACCTTACAAGATTTTATTGCAATTCAAAAATTATTAAAAGAAACAGAAGCAACACAAAAAAGTATTGCAGATGAGGCTGAAAGAGTAGCAAAAGCTTTTAAGGAAGCTGAGGATGCTCAAAGAGATTTAGAAGAAGAAGCTAAAGAATTATTTGGAGCTATTGCAGCCACAGTTGACGAGATGAAAAAATTTGGTAGTGGTCAAGCGATGGCAGTTAAATCAGCTAAAAATCTACAAAATGTTTCAAAAGATTTTTTAGATATCCAACAAGGCCTAGTAGAAGCTTCAACAGAAGATTTAGAAAAACTAGCCAAAAAAGCAGAATTAGAAAGAGAAAATTTAATAGTTGCACAAGATATATTATCAAAGAAGGCAGTATTATCAGAACAAGAAAAAGCAACATTAGCTAACATTGAAAATGGTTTACTAAAACAAGGAGGTTTACATGATGCAATTGTTGCAAAAATAAAAGAACAAGTAAAAGAATCTGCAAGGGTTGATAAACAGATGGGTAATCTAGGGGCTGGTGTTGAAGCTGTAAAAGGTGGTTTAGATAAGATAGGAATGGGAGCCCTAGGTAAAGCTATGGGTCTTGATGATGCTTTGAAAAAAACTAGAGAGCAGGTTAAAGCAGGAGAAGCTGGAAATAGTCAACTTAGCGCTCAGGCTGCATTAGCTAAAAATGTAGGTAAAAATCTTGCAAAAGCTTTTGGTCCATTAGCTATTGCTATAGCAGCATTAGGTCAATTAGTAAAAGCCTTTAAGGCAGTTGATAAATCATCTGGAGAAATAGCTAAATCCCAAGGAATTTCAGTTGCAGAAGCAAAAGAACAAGTAGCTTTAGCTAATCAACAAGCATTAGCTAGTGGTGATGTATTAGTTAACACACAAGATCTTGTAGATGCTCAACGAACGTTGAATGCTGCAATGGGTACAAGTATGCAGTTTCCTGCTCAGATGGCTCTTGATATTAACACAATGGCAGAAAAAATGGGTCTGACAGGTGAAGCCCAAGCTTTTTTTGCTAAACAACAATTAAAAGGTAGTGGTACTATAAAAGAACAACTTCAAGGTATTGGTGAAATTACGATGCAGTTAAATGAGCAGAGTGGTGTAACCATGAATCTTAAAGATATTCAAGAAGGGGTAGCAAAAGCATCAGCAACACAACGATTAGCAGCAGCTGGAAATACTAAAGAATTAGCAAATCAAGTTTATCAATCTAAATTATTAGGTTTAGAAGCAGCAGACTTAGAAGGAGTACAAAATAGTCTATTAGATTTTGAACAATCTATAGCAGCTGAAATGGAAGCTGAATTAATGACCGGTAAACAATTAAACTTAGAAGGTGCTAGAGCAGCAGCATTAAGAGGAGATCAAGCAGCATTAGCAGCTGAAATGAGAAAAGAAATAGGAACTATTGCTGAATTTGAAGGAATGAATGTTCTCCAAAGAGAAGCTTTAGCTAAAGCATTTGGTGTAAATGTAGAACAAATGACTAAGATGCTAGAGCAACAAAAAATATTAGGACAACTCCAAGGATCTGATTATGAATCTCAATCTGCAGCACAAAAAGCTTACAATGCTTTAGTTGATGAAGGAATGAGTCATGAACAAGCACTTCAAAAAATGAAGTTAAGTGGTATTGATGATATTTTTGCAGCTCAATTAAAATCAGCTTCTCAAGCAGATAGAATGAATGCTTTAACTGAAAGATTATCTGATTTATTTATAGGAATAGCAGAACCTCTTATGACCTTATTAGATCCATTATTAGTAGTTTTAACTGAAATTGTAAATCTTGTTAGTTATGTATTAGCACCAGCATTTAAAGCAATAAAAGATACAGTAACTGGAATACAAGCTATATTTTCAGGTAATGTGGAAAGTTTAAATAAGATGCAAATGATTTTAGGATCAATAGCAACTGTAGCAGGTACGTTTTTTGCTACCTTTAAGGGTATTAAGGCTGTTCAAGCAGGTATTTTAGCTTTAAAAACAGCATATAATGCTAAGCAAAAACAAGGAATTGCGCTTACAATAAAGGATGCTGCAATAGGTTTTAAGGATTCAGCACAAAAAGTTATAGCAGGTGCTTGGAAATCACTAGGTACTATTCCTGTTATTGGTGCTGGTTTAGCAGCAGCAGCTGCTATAGCAGGAATTTTATTCTTAAATCAAAAAGCTAAAACAAAATCAGCAGGTGATGTTAGTATTGATCCAAGAGGAGGACCAATTGTTTCTTCTCCACAAGAAGGTACTATATTTCAAGGTACTAGAAATGATGGTGTATCAATGGGACCTGGAGAGGGGTTAACTGCACGTTCTCAAGTAGCTTTAGCTAATCAACAAGCATTAGCTACTGGAGAAATAGCTAAATCTCAAGGAATTTCAGTTACAGAAGTAAAAGAAAGAGCTGGTGGAGGTTCAATGGAAGAAACAAACACATTATTAAGACAACTTATAGCAGCAGTAAATAGTGGAGGAAATGTTTATTTAGATGGAAATAAAGTAGGAAAATCATTAGCTATTGCAACTTCTAATATGGGCTAATATTTATAATAAAATTAACTTAAAACAATAAAATCATGGCAGAATCAATTTTAAAAATGTATGATGGCAACGGTTCACCTTTAGCAGTACCAGTATCACCGGCAAATGGTGTTACTCCAGATGATGTTAGTATAGTGGGTATTTCACAACTACATAATCAATATTCAAATATTGGTGATCCTAATCTAACAGCACCAGCTTATAGAAATATGGGTGCAGCGGCTATGGGATATTCAAACCCAAAACCATCGCAAGCAGGTCAGGCAGCAAACACATACCAAGGAGAAACAAATAGGTATAAAAATAATGCTCCAGAAAATAGATCATTCTAAATAAAGCTAAATGCCTTTAATAACCTCTACTACAAACTTAAATAAATTAAAGTTTGGGATAGGTAATGCTGGTGACAGGTTTGACAACGGAAGTAGTAATCAACCTTACATTAGGAAAGACATCCCAGGCGTTAATGTGGACAATCCTAATCCAACACCTATTACCGAATTAGATAGTAGTGGTCAACCTATATATGGAGATGTAGAACCAAAAAGTTTAGACATATTATTTAGAGGAGGTCTTAATGCTCCTAGAGATGCAATTACAGACGTAAGTAGATTATCAAAAATGTTTTTTGATACTAAATCTCCTAATGGTCTTATATTTACAGCCAATCAAAATCTTTTATCGCGTACATCAGTAATGACTGAAGCATCATATGGTTTAGGTTATGCTAGAAATACAGAACCAAACTTTTTAACAGGAAAAGGTGGTGGAGCTTTAGCGAGTGGTGTTTATTTACCTACAAGTACATTAGCTCAAGCTGGTGTAGGATTTATAGGTACACATTTAAATTTAATGGGGTTAGACCCTACATCACCGAGTGGAATATCAGGTAATTCTAGTGGTATATCAGGTTTATTTGGAGATGGTCCAGGAGGAGGTTTAAGAACATACTCAATGGAAATGAGTCGAAAGATTCAAGAATCAGATGAAGTAATTACTAATAGACTAGTTGATATTTTTGAAGATAGGCAAGTTATAAAATCTCAAGAAGATAATGTAATTCAATATCAAGGAGGTCCTGGATCAATATTAGGCATAGGAAAGACAAATATAAGATTTGCAAAAAGTAATCAAGTAGGAAATGTAAGAACAGGAGTTAACAATGCATTATCAATATCTAATCCTGGATTATTTAATGGTACAGATCCTACATTTTCACAAAAATTCCAATATACAACATTATTAGATGGTGAAACTTTAGCTTATGGTGGTGAGTTTGGTGATGATTTATCTGGTAAGTTAGGTTTAAGTAATAATATTTTATTAGATGATGATATAGGTGAAGAAGTATTTTTAATGAATATGTTATCTGCTACTTATACTTTAGGATCATCATTTGAAGGTGAAGATGGTAATAATGCAAGAGGAGTGTATACAAACACAGGAATAGATAGACCTAATAGTCCATATACTGTTGTATTTAATGCTACACAGTTAAGATCAGCACAAGATAAAACACCAACCCCAGGTGATTCTAGAATAGGAGAAGATTTTAGAAAACAATTAATTGAAACTACTGGTGATGGTGGGGGAACAGTAACAACATCAAATATATTATCTATTTCTCCGGATTATGTTAAAAAGAACTTAAATTTAAGAACAAATTTTGGTAATCCTGGAGCTAACCAAATAAAAACAAAAAACGCAGGCTCAGGTAGACTAAATTATGGAATAAAAGCATCAGATATGATAGCTGTAGATAAATTAAATGCCCAACTTATGTATACAAATGCAACTGTAGCTCAGTCAGCAGGTTTTGCAAAAAATGATTTATGTAAGTTTAGAATAGCTGCTATTGATAATAATAATCCAAATGAATCCTTATTTATGCATTTTAGAGCATTTATTGATTCATTCTCAGACAATTATAGTGCTGAATGGAATGCCCATAAATACTCAGGGAGAGGTGAAAATTTATATCATTATAGTGGATTTAATCGACAAATTAATTTAAGTTTTACTTGTTACGCTCAATCTAAAGCAGAGCTTATACCTATGTATAGAAAATTAAATTATTTAGCATCAACCTTAGCACCAGATTATACTGATGCTGGGTTTATGAGAGGAAATATAGTACGCTTAACTTTAGGAGGATATTTATATGAACAAGCAGGGTTTATTTCATCACTTAATTATGAAGTTCCACAAGAAGCATCTTGGGAAATAGCTATTAATGAAAATGGTGAGCGTGATGAATCAGTTAAAGAATTACCTTTTATGATTAAAGTAACAGGGATGTCATTTACACCAATACATGATTTCTTACCTAAAAAAGTTAGAACAGATTCAGCAAATGGTTTAACACCAGAAAACACTGTAATTGATGAAAGATATATAGCACTTGCTCAAACAACAGATGGAGGAGATTCAAATTATAAAGATGTTTATCAATTACAACAATCCGAAAATGACACTACGGGGGCTGCAATTTCTTTAGATAATGGAGCTTTAGTTGAATAAATTAATTATATAATGAATAGATACGAAAACATAAAAATAATAAGAAATGAAAATGAGTTTGTTGGTACTATAGGTGATGAATATTATAGAACTAATTTCTACCCAGAAATAGAACCTCAAGAATCAGATATATATGTTGAAACTGAATTTGGCGATAGATTAGATTTAATAGCAAATAGGTTTTATGGAGATGTTTCATTATATTGGATAATATCGATAGCTAATCCTAATGCTTTAAATTTTGGTTCTTTATACCCTCCAGTAGGAGCACAATTAAGAATACCAGTTAATGTAAGTGGGATTATATCAAGGTATAACCAATTAAATGCGTTATAAACATGGGAAATATACTAGGACAACCTTTTGCACCTTGGGTAACCAAGCAAATTAATGTAAGACAACAGTCTTTAGGATATGTAGAGTATAATACTGATGACTTATTATATCAAAATGGAAAAACACCTTGGATTAGATTAGCTAGCTCAGTAAATATAAATGCTGTTGATGGGGGTGATGGAGTTTTAGAAAAATTTAGAAAAATAGGAGTTCCCCAAACCGCAATGCAAGGTCAAGAAGCTGCACGTAATTTTATATTACAAGGAGGAGCTGTGGGTTTAGATAAAGAAGGTAATTTAATTACTTATCAAGGATTAAATACAACAATACCCCCAGTAAATGCATTCTATAATGGGGCTTATGGTTGGGGGGAAACAACAGAAAGAGGATTTGTACCATTACCTGGAATTATAGATGCTTCTTTAACTTATTATAATAATGGAGCATTATCTAAAGCTGTAATTAATATGAAGTGCTTTAGTAGAAACCAACTAGCACTAATGGATGCTTTATATATGCGTCCTGGTTATAATTTATTATTAGAATTTGGTTGGACTTCCTGGTTAAATAATAATACTCGAAAGTTAGAAACATTTAGTTCATTCCAATCACCAGCTTTAACCAGTCTAATGGGTAATAATACCCCAGGTCCATCAGATAACCCATTGAATTTTGAAATTCCTCGTTTAATCCAAGAAGAAAGAGTAAAAACTGACGGAAATTATGAAGGAGTATTTGGTAAAATAACTAATTTTAATTGGTCATTTGAAAGTGATGGTAGTTATTCATGTCAAACTACTTTAACTGGAATGGGTGGAATAATAGAATCATTAAAGATAAATGGAGCTACTTTTTCTAAAAAACAAAAAGAACAATTTAAAGCAACGGAAGCAGCAATAAAAGAAAATGAAGATGAATTAGATTCAGATGAATTAGAACAATTACAATCTGCTTTAAATGCTACAAGATTAAAAACTGAACTTGATAATAAGATAGATAATT